ATAGCGGTATTAAATCCGTATATGATTTACCAAGTACACCTGAAAGGGATGATGCTAGTGCAAATGGATCATTGGACTTTTGCACAGCATCGGCAAGCTGGAAGAATGCCTCTTTTGGATCACGTGCAGTAATTCCAAGTTTTTTTAAGTCACTGGACAGACTTGCATTACCTGCCTCTGCCTCGCCTATGCTCTTTGTAAGTTTTGCTATGCCTGCACCAACATCTTCAAGGCTAGTACCTGATTGATCAGCGGCTAATTTGAAGCCAGCCAGCGTTTCTACTGATATGCCAAGCTTGGTACTCATATCATTAAGATTATCAGCTGCATCTATGCTGGATTTGGCAATGGCTGTCAGTGCGCCTACACTTAACAAGGCACCTGCAGCGCCGAATGCGGACTTGAAGCCCTCACCGACTAATGTAGTTTTTTTATTAAGGTCGTCAAGGCTGCCATTTGCACGTTTTAAGTCTTGCTCAAGGCTGGCTACTTTTGCATTTATATCAATCGTAAGTGCTGCAAATGCCATGGTTATACTCGCTTATTTTCTGCATCAATGGCTGACTTGATTGATTCTGTAAATATATCAATCGCATTTTTACTTTGAGATTCAATTGCATTACCAAGAAACGCTTTGCCTGGTATGTAACGATATTTACCTGTTGCTAATTCGGCAGCACGGCGACGCTTTCCGCCTGCAATGCGTTTGCGGCCAACTGCGTGATAACCCATTTCCTGAAATCGGTAGTAAAACGGATCCAGTGCTGAATTTTTGGTTTTTCGTGCTTTTGCGCTAGATTTTGGCTTTATGTAGATACCTATAATGCCATCTCTGCCTGTATATTTTTTGCTTGAAAATGCACCTATTCTGCGTTTTACCAAGCCAGTTTTGACAGGTGCATTTGCTTTAGCTGCTGTGATTATTGGTTTTGCTGCTGCTTTTAATGCTGACCTTACTATCTTTTTACGCATTTTTATCACGAAATCATCAAGTGCTTGCTTTGCGTCAGTCAGTCCGCTTAACTGGACGTATTCAGTCATCTTTAGCCTCCTGGTAATCTCGGATAGTGATAAGCTCGGTGATGAGTATTTCTATGTCATTGATACCATACATTTCAGCGAGTATGGGTAACGCTTGCCAGTCAATACCCTGGCAAGTGTTCCATATCTTTGTTGCTAATGAGGCTGGGTTTGGGCTTGGCTCGAACGGTAGCTGAGTAGATTCGAGCCAAGCGTTTAGTTTTTTGCGGTAGACTCTCTGCGCTCGGTATGTGCCTTATAAGCGGCAATAATAGCGTTAGCCAGCGGTTCCCATATTGCAGGCTGATCAGATACCCACTCTGCAAATAGTTCTGTATCAAAAGGTATTTGGTCACCACTTCCGCCAGGTATAATTTCCAGCTCTGACAAATCCCAATCAACTGTGAACTGCTTAACGACATCAAGCATGTTGATGGAATCCCGACTGATGACAAGTGCATCGTAATCAGTCGGGCGGGTAATGGTGAACTTATGGCCGTTTACGTCGATATTGCTTTGACGTGATTTTTTTAGTTTATCAATCAGGCTCATGATATTAGGTCGCCAAATAAGTTGGTGCACCAGCAAGTGATAGTACAGTATTAGTTGTGATTAGATCTTGTGAGCTGCCACCTGGTAATAATGTTGCACCTACATAGCCGTTAAACAGCATTTTTGCACTACTTGCGAAGGTAAAGCGAATTGCGCGTAACGACTTGGTATCTGATGCTGATTTCATTGCGGTCAGTCCTGCATCTGTTACGTCCCAGATATTATCAAATGAGTAACTGATAGGTGCAGCTACGCCAGGAACTTGCGTTGAGATACTGTCATGGATAGTGGTTATATCAATAAATTTGAAGTCACCACCTGACGATGATAAACCCTTGACGGTACCCAATGATGTGCCAAATGTGATTTTTTGAGCGGTACCTGATACGAATGTGTCGTATAGTGTTGTATCTTCATTCTCAAGTGTGAATGATACTGTCGTGCTGATAGCTAATACGCGAAAAACTCGGTTATTAACCTGTGTCATACCTTGCACAGATAATACAACATAATCACCGACGACGAAGTCATGCGTTGCAGTTACTACGCCAGGGCTTGCTTTGCTGATCGCTGTAATTGTTTTTGCGGTACCCAGTGCGGACTGTAAATCAATCTTTACGTTGCTCCATATACTTGCTTTTGCCATGATGCTGCTCCTAAAAAAAACCGCACTAGGCGGGTTATAAAATCTTATTGATGTAAAAATCCAAAAAATACGCGCTCAAGATAACTATCTGTTTGTACGTCATAGTCATCATCTGGTTCGTCTATCGTGTAAAAATTAAGGCTACTGGCTTGTATCGCAGATCTGACAGATGCGGCTGTATCTAATGCCGACTGGTAACTTTTACCCCAACATTCAAAAATGACGGTGTACTTTGTCGCATGTGTGATGCCATCTATCGTGGTGATAGGCTCTTTGTTTGATACACGATAATTAACTAGCGGGTAGGCTGCATTTTCATCTGCAATTTGTGGAAATATCCGCCCACCTGCTACGCTTGAAAGTGCGGTTACGATGTCTGATTGTATGGTCATTCAGTCCTCAGACCTTCTGAGCAGAGTAGCTCCAGCATATCGTTTGCTTCGCCTACATTGCGCGGTGCACCTTGTAGTACAAATATACGAGTTCCATACATAATCCGCCAGGCTGACGTTATTGTGCTTGCAAGTAGTGAGTAACGTATCCTTACGCGGTGCGATGTCTCGCTGTGTAGCTCACCCGCTGCGAGTATTTCACGGACAGTAAGTGGGTTAATACTAGCCCAGACTGATGCCTGGTCTATCCATACTGTTGTGCGCTCGCCTAGTGCATCACTAATACCAGATGGGCTTTGCAGGGTGATACGTCTGTTTAAGTCACCTGCTTTCATATTGACCGCAGCCTATATCTATCAAGCAATCTGTCAGCATAAAATGTTTCACCCTGTTTAACGATTGTTGCATCTGATTCACGGGATTTGTATAAGTAGCCTACTTTTAACAATATCCAGCTTTTTATTTCTTGCGGTACTGATGCTGCATCAGCATAGCCTGCATTAAAACTAATGATTACAGCGTTATCTTGCTCGCGTGTGGATGGGAAATCATTACCAAATGTTGGTTTTATGATAGCTGGTTCGGAATAACTATCTAACGCATAGCTTGTTAATGTCTGTGTATTACCATCCGTATCAATATATACAATGCTTGTAATACTTATTAACGGCGGGTTTGGTATCTCGATGTAATCGCTAAACTCTGGTAAACCGAGTTGATAACTTTGCTGTATTAGTGCGCGGCCTAGCATGTGTTCGGCAGATTGTGTTGCCGATATGATGAGTGCATTTATATAGGTATCATCATCTGTAAAATCCACACGCAGATGTGTTTTTGCTTCTGCGAGGGTGACGGGTGATGTTGCAGGCGGTGTGACTAGCTTGATTGACATGATAATGCTTCTACTGCTGATTTATTATCGTCAAGATAGCCTGCAATTACGCCTGATTTTGCATCATCTTCAGTTATTTCAACAATATCTCTGCATTTACCGTAATGACAATCGCGTAAAACAACTACCTTTATCATCTTTACAGGTGTTTTTTTCTTTTGAGTGGTTTCGTTTGTCATGGTTTCCCCTGAAATGACGGCGGTAATTAACCGCCGTCAATTAGTTAGGTTGCTGAGTTTTGGTAAACTTTAACTGAGTTGGTATCAATCAAGTTACCACCTGAGCGTGCCCATGCACAGAAACCAACCTGACCATTGAGTGCAAATGCGCTATCGTCATATCGACCCAAGCTGACACTATTAGCGACATCGCGGATGATGTATTTGGAAAAGTCACCAAACGCAATTGATTTTGCATTTGCTGCCATTACTGCTACGTCATTATTTACAATGATTGGGAATCCTAATAATGTATCTGGTTTTGCTAATGCAATACCTTCATAGTCGCCAGGGTTCCAGATTGGTCGACCTGTGGTATCTACCAGCTTGCTGATTGTTGCAATGCTTAAATCATTCAGCATGAATTTCGCATTCATACGATATGAAACATCAACCGAATGCTTCAAATCAACAATATCAGCATAGGTTACTGTTAATGTTTGGCCTGTTGTGCCAGTTTTGCCTACGCTAGATTTTGGGATAACACCATCTGGTAAGGTGGTACCTGCACCTGTCGTGAAGTGTGTATTTTGAATACGTGCAATACGCGTTGCCAGTCGGTTAATAACGAAGCTGATAACGTCGATTGCGGAGTCCTGAATCAATTCAATAGGCAGTGCGATTTTTTTAGAGCTGTATCGGAATGGGTTAACTGATACAGTACCGAATGTAATATCCTGACCTGTTGCAGCGGCATTTTGACCAACGATCTCACCGACTTCTGCTGTACCATCTGACGTTGGATAGTTTAATGATGTGCCTGATGCTGTTGTGATAATTTCAGCTGCATCACGCATTCCACCGAAGTATTTTAAGCGGTCAATAACCATTTGTGCTATTTCAGCTGGTACTGTATAGCCGCCCTCTGCTGGTGTTGTAGTTGACATGGCGTTTTTAATTGCAATTGCTTGCTCTGCGCTGACGTTATTACCAAAGCGCATATATGCAGCGATAGCAGACATTGCATCAACAGTATCACCCTGTTTTTTAGGTGTTACATTAAAGTATGCATCTGCTTCCATTTCACGCATTTTTTCAATGGATGAAATTTGCGCTTTGCCGCGTGTGATTTCATCAGCAAGATTATCAAACTTTGTTTGATCTTCTGCTGTCCATACTTGGTCGCCTTTTTCTGCGATCAAGTGTTTTGCTTGGTTTGCGAGTGTCGCTACTTTCTCGCGTATCAGTGTAATATTTTCCATTTTTTACGTTTCCTATATCAGTTTTGAGGTATCCGACCTCGGCGGTTTGCACGCGAGAGGCGTTACAATGCTTGTAATAGTGCTAATTTATTAGTGTTTGCTGTGGACATAAAAAAACCTGCCGAAGCAGGTTCTTGTTCTTCTATGTTATTTTGTGGGTCTGGTGGTGCAATCAGGTTGATCGGTGCTTTTGCAAAGGCTGATAGATTCCATGTGTTTTTAGCTTTTTCAGCTGGAGCGGCAGTTATCTTATCGATAAATCCATTTTTTAAGGCTTCTTCAGCTGAGAACCATGTTTCTGCATCCATGAATGCAATGATTGCATCGCTTTCCATGCCTGTTTTAGCTGTGTAATCTGCAATGATGGATTGTTCTATTTTTTCCAATAGGTCTGCGGTATCACGCATTGCTGTTTTATCACCCCATACCATTGCGCTTGCGTTGTGGATCATAAAGAATGCGCCTGCACTCATCTCGACTTGGTTGCAAGCTAGTGCAATGCTTGTGGCTGCGCTTGCACATAGGCTGTCTATATGAGCAATGGTTGTACCTTTGAATCGTGCTATCTCAGCCATGATGGCGCGGGCTTCAAATACGTCACCACCTGGTGAGTTTATGTATATATTAAGCGTATCTATCCCACTCAACATAGCTATATTTGCGGCAATGTCCTTTGCCCCTATGCCAAAATATGGGTCGATAACGTCATAGATATACAAACTTGCTTCATTTGCATTTTTAATGAGGTTAATCGGAATTTTTACGCGATTTGCATTGTCTGCATATAGCTTTATCTGGTTTTTCATATGCTATCCTTGTGGTGTTTGCGTTGCTCTTGGATCAAATATCTGTGATGCTGCGCCACCTAGCGGGGCTAGGCCTTTAGATTTACGTACTTCATCTACGCTCATCCACCCTTGTCCTGTTCCTGGCCCACCTAATGCAGCACGGTTATATGCTGCTTGTGCTGCGCTGTCGCCTTCGATGAGTGCATCACGATCAAACTGGACAAAGTAGCCTGTATTCTTGGGGTATAACTTTCTGTTTAGCTCTTGCTCTATGCGAACGAGATGTGGCTGTAGCGTATAAGTTACAAATCCGCGTGACATTGATTCGATACCGCTACCCCAGCTAGTCGATGAGCTTGTCTCGCCTATCATATGTGGTGGTACGCCAAATGCTCTGGCTATATCAATCACCTGGAATTTACGTGCCTCTAACAGCTGCGCATCTTGTGCGCTGATGCTGATTTCTTTAGCCTCTAATCCCTCAGTCAGTACCAGCGGTAATCTGTGTGCGTTTTCTATGCCAGAGTATTTGCTTGAAAATGCAACTTGCAGTTGTTTAATTTGCTCGTCGCTCATTTTTCCTGCCGCAGTGAGCACCATTGATGGGTGTGCGCCATTTGCAAAAAACTTACCTGAGTATTCATCCATTGCCAGCGCGTTACCGACTGCGGCACGGGCTGCATAGCTGATCACACTCATTGATTTTATGCCATCAAAACCAAAGCCAGGGAAATGCAATATTTCACTTGGCTCTAGCCATGTATTGATTCCGTACTGTGGCAAACTGATGTAATAACGAACACCGCCGCCTGGTTGCCAAACAGGGTTAACGCTACCCCACGGCAGCGGTAGTAGCTCGATTATTTGGTTATTTATTCCGCGCCTGATCCAGGTATAAGCATCTCCGCGCAATAGTTGCGATACGCTTACACCCTCCCAGTGACTAGCAGCGGTGTACTGTGTTGATGGTTGTTCATTTAGCTTGTACCACAAATCATCTTTTGGCTGGCGTTCTTTGATGTCGCCGTCAGTTTTATATATGTAGATCGGCAGTGTAGCAATTGCACCTGCTATTTTTTGGACACAGGCGAATACAGCTGCAACGCGCATTGCTGACGCTGGTGTTACGCTCATGCCTGATGCGCTTGGAATAATTCCAAAACTTTCTAATGTGTCCTGGCTATATGTCGCATTGCTTACTTTACGCGCAGCTTCTCTCTCTGCTCTCCAGTTTGTCAGTATTGGCGAGCCTGGAACAATGGCACGCGCTTTTGCTTCATCCCATTTTATTTGTGCATCGTTCATAAGCTGACAAATCCTTGTGTAATTTCTTTGCTGTTTTCGCCATCTGTCATGGCGCGGTTTAGGCACATGAGCAGTGCAACGACGCCATCAATTTTGTTTTCTTCTCGCTCTTTACGCGGGAAGATGTTTTCCTTGGCGTCGCGGTGACATACGGTGTTGCTTACCATCCATGCGAGGACTTCGTCACCGTCATGGTGGAATCTGCCTTGTAATACCAATGCTTCAAGCCATTTCATCGGCTCGCTGAAATTCTTTACTGTTGAC